GTAAACTCGGATACCGAACCATGATTGTTGTTCACAAAGAGTTTCTCGCAAACCAGTGGAAAGAACGTATCCAACAGTTTTGTCCAGGTGCATCTATAGGTGTAGTACAACAAAACAAATTAGAAACTGATTGTGATTTTGTCATTGCCATGCTCCAATCTTTATCGCTCAAAGAATACTCGTTTAATGATTTCGATACTATCGGTACTCTCATCGTTGACGAAGCACATCATATATGCGCGAAAGTGTTTTCCCAATCTCTTTTTAAAATATGTCCGAAACACATTTTTGGTTTGTCTGCAACACCGACCCGTAAAGATGGACTCACGAAAGTTTTACATTGGTTCATGGGACCAACATTCTTTGCCATTGAACGTGAAAACCAAGAACAAGTCGAAGTGTTTCCAATTGAATATAGATGTCCACGGTTTCAAGATCCACCACCGTGTACGCGGTTCGGCAAACTTTCATTAGCGACCATGATTACCGAACTTACCGAAGATCGTGGGCGAAACATTGTTATAGCAAACCTTATCAAAAATATTGTTAAAGGAACTCGTCAAGTTCTCGTATTAAGTGATCGTCGACACCATTGTGAAGTACTCCACCAAAGTTTCAAGAAAACGTCGGGGCTCTATATGGGTGGTATGAAAGAAGTTGATTTAGCCGAATCAAGTAAAAAACAAATCATATTTGCGACGTTTAGTCAAGCACACGAAGGTCTCGATATACCTTCACTCGATACGGTTATACTTGCGACCCCTAAGTCTGATATCGTTCAATCTATAGGACGGATTATGCGGGAAACGCATGGTAAAAAGAATAATCCACACATTTACGACATGTTCGATCAATGGTCTATATGTCACGCTATGTATAATAAACGTCTCAAAGTATACCGACAAGGTGGTTTTAAAATACCAAAACAAAAATCCGAAGAACCTACTGATTTCACTAAAGGGAAATGCCTCATTTTACCATGAAAATAATCACTTGTATTTGTAAGAATGCCGTGTTGTGATACGGGTCGTAATATACAAAAGTATAAAGGAGCCGCAGCATCCACACTCCAGGATGCTTTGGAAAATGGAAATACGGCATCTCTCAATATTAATTTATCATCACCAGCCGTATTCATAGGCGACGGTGGTGGTTTATCAAATATAAATGCGAGTGCTGTTGCAGGTAATTTACAAGCGGTTACGGATAATGGTGCGGCTACAACAAATAAAATTACACTCACGAACGGTCTAACTTCTTTGGTAACAAGTGGTAACGTTCTAGTCACGGGAAATGTAACCGCATCTTTTTTTCGCGGTGATGGTGGTACACTTTCTAATATTGCCGCAAATAAAAATTTTCAGGAAGTTACCGATTTAGGGGCGACGAGTTCAAATAAAATTACATTAACGAACAGTGCTACTTCTTTACAAACGACTGGTAAAATAGTATCTTTAACTTTAGAAGCGAATGTTAATGCAAGTAATATAGTAACGAACGATGGTCGTGGTATTAATCAGTTAAACGCAAGTAATGTTAGCATTGGAACACTTGCAATTTCACGAGGTGGAACAGGTGCAGGTTCAGCTTCAGCGGCGGCTTCGGCCCTTGGTGTTGGAACGGAAGATTCACCCCAGTTTACGGCGATAGAATTGGGACACGCATCAGATACAACATTGGCGCGTTCGAGTGCAGGTGTTGTAACGATTGAAGGCGTAGAGATACGAACGGGAACGGTTCCGGTTGCAAAAGGTGGGACAGGTGCAACATCAGCTTCAGCGGCGGCTTCGGCCCTTGGTGTTGGAACGGAAGATTCACCCCAGTTTACGGCGATAGAATTGGGACACGCATCAGATACAACATTGGCGCGTTCGAGTGCAGGTGTTGTAACAATAGAAGGTGCAGAAATACGAACTGGGACAGTACCAATTGGAAAAGGTGGGACGGGTCAAACAACTGCTTCAGCGGCAGCTTCTGCACTTGGTGTTGGAACAGAAGATTCACCCCAGTTTACAGCTATTGAATTGGGACACGCCACGGATACAACATTGGCCCGTTCGAGTGCAGGTGTTGTAACGATTGAAGGTGCAGAAATACGAACAGGTACAGTTGCACGCGGAGACGGTGGGACGGGGCAAACAAGTTACAGTACGGGTGATATACTTTATGGTGCAAGTTCTGGTACAACACTTAATAAATTATCCCCAGCTGGATCTAATGCGGATGTAGGTAAATTTCTTAAACTCGGAGATGGTGATGAACCTGAATGGGCTACTGTTTCCGTTTCGTCGACAACAATAAGTACAACTGATGTAACAATTGAAGATACTGATCATGGTTTAATTTTCGTATCAGATTCTGGTACGGGAGTACAGGCTCTAAAGAAAGAATACGGAACATTAAAGTATAAACCAAGTACCGGAACATTAACAACGAGTAATGTTATTACATCCGATACATCAATTCACGCGCGTAACGGGATCGCGAATACAACTCCAACTCATACGTTATCGGTCGGTACGGTTGTAAGTATACAAGAAACAGCTTCAGGTGATGTTATTATTGTAAGAGGTAACGGGTATTTCAGTGATGAGGTTTATATCGCTAAAAAATTAACTGTACCAGTCGGTGGAGAAATATTGGCAGATAAAATAACAGTTCGTTCATTGGAGACAAAAGGTAGTATTGTTTTCGCAAATAGACCACCTACAAGTGGTATAGTATTGGGTTAATATCATAAATAATTAAATATATGTAATAGTTAAATGACGGTAACAGTCCCTGGTGCAGTATCAAGAGATGATATAGTTGGTATTAGTAGTAATGATATGATAGGAAGTTCTTTGTGTTTATCATTTGATAATGATAAAGTATTCATATCTTCAAACTCTTATAATAGCGGTACCGGTCTAGTTAGAATATATGAAAGTACAGGTACATATAATTTTAATTGGAATTTATTAGCAACACTGAACGGTAATTCCAATGATGATTTTGGTCATTCAATAGATGCAACATGGGATGGTGATATTTTATGTGTGGGTGCCCCAGGTAATAATAAAATTTATATATACGAAGATACATCTGGTTCTAAAAATTGGTCAAGTTACGTATCAAATAGTATTTCAGGAAACTCGAATTCGGAATTTGGTTTTTCTGTATCCATAAACAAAGATATGGGTAATAATATTGCTGTAGGTGCTCCAGGTGAAAACACTGTAAATGTTATTCAAAAAGTGGGTGGTACGTGGTCAAGTTCTTGGTCTAATACATGGACTACTTCACTTTTTAGAAACTATATTTATGAAAATTCTGGTGCTACGGGTACACAAACTCTTTTATACATAAACGAAACGACGTATGGAGGGTCACCAAGATACGGTCACAGTGTATCTATATCCGGATACGGAAATTACTTAGCAGTAGGTGCACCAGGTGTGAATATAGACGGTAATATAGGTTTAGATGTGTCTAATGTATATTATACAGATGGAAGTCAACCATCAAATTTTACACGTTCAGGTGGACCACAGACGCATACACGCCCTTTCGAAACAGCTGCATTGGGACACGTGGTATGTTACAAAACAAGTAATGTTTTATCTGATTGGAGAACACATTCCAGTGTATCACAACATGGTCCAGTTATAAGAGGTCATACAGCAGATGATACTGATACTATGCCAAGAACATTTGAACCATCACATTCATGGGGTTTTCCTGCGTGTGGTAAAAGAGTACAAATGTCAATTGATGGGTCTAAAGTTATGGCGGGTTCCCCTCACTACGCAAAAGCTGGTAAATATTCTTTTTCTAGTGGTAAAATAGAAGGTTGGGAATATAATCAATACAATGATACATGGGTTCTCGGTAAATCACCGTTAGTAGGTGGAGGTGAAAGACGTCTAGGTCAAGATTTTGTACTCGATTACGCAGGTACACGAGCTGTTTCGTGTACTAGAAAAAACAATGGTGGAAATGGAAAAGTATTGGTAATAGATTTTAACGGTACGGGTTGGTATGAAGTTACAGAAGGTATATCGTTCAATTCATTTACAGGTCCTTCTGGAATACATACATCTAATGGTGAGTTAATAGCGGTAGCGGATCCACAAGATGATGGTAATAAAGGTAGAATTAGATTTTATGATTTTCCTTTAACTCAGATTATAGAAGGTAATACACTTGCAAGTGGGTATATTGCTGTAGATAGTTTACGTATAGGTTCAAATGATAATGCTGTAAATGATAACGTACCCAAAAGAATATCATTTGGTGGTACATACCAAGATAATGAGTATCATATGACAGAAATTGAAAATAGAAGTTTTTATTATGACGAATTAAATACTGATGTAGATTTACAGGGTAATTCAGAACTCGTTTTTATGAAAAAGAGTAGTGGTGATATGTGTGATATGATTCGTATGAAAGCTAATGAATTTAGGATAGATAATTACATAATAGGTGATGGTGATTACGATCATACTCCAAGATTGACAATGGACAATGTTGGTAATTTCAAATTAAACGCTGAAATGACTTTTAATAGTGAAAGGGGGCAGGCTGATATAAAGGCACTTTTAGATATTGAAGGTGATTGTTTTACGAGAAGACGTCTCAATGCGGGATTATCCACTGGAAATGATACTCTTGGTACTAATAAATATCCATTTAATATTTTGTACGATACGAGAACTTCACTTGTTAAAAACAATAACAATGCGGTAGGTTTAGTATCAAATGTAAACGTCTGGAATAGGGGTGTCGGAGGGTTGCCAACGCGTTGGAATACAAATGGGCCAATATCGGGTACAATAAATTATCACGCAACAGAAGGTGCTATTAGTTTAAACACTGACAGTAGTTATTCTGAAAATACTGGACAAGATGGTACAATATTCGCAACCAATGGTAGTAATCTCGGGGGATTTAAAATATCGTTTTGGATTAAACTTCAAAATGCACATAGTACATATTCAACAAAAACACTTGTTGGTGTGGGTACATTAGCTACATCCGGCGTCACGGGTTGTAGAGTTCAAATAACAAATGATAGAATTCAAATGAATTTTGGACAATATCAAATTCATCCATCTTCGACTTATACGTTCGAGACTGATATATGGTATCATATATGGGTACAAAGTGACCCAGTTGGTAATGCGGGTACAGGAAATTCTATAATAAAAATAAATGACGTTTCATTAGGTTTATCTTCGACTGGTACGGTTGCTAACGGATTTTCAACTGATAAAAAATTTTACATTGGTTCAAGTATATCAAGTGATAGTGCAACAGATATATACATAGGTAATATTGCATTTTATCCTGCCAGAAGTTCGGTATATTTCGGAAGTCCCGAAAACCCCACTTCTACAGATATGTATAATTGGGGACCACCAGAACAGAAATTGGCGGTTGGTGGACAGGCGTATATACAAACTAGATTGGGTGTAAATAAATTTTCACCTGCTTACGAAATAGATGTAAATGGTACGATATCATCGTCAAACGTTGTATTAGCCGGGGGGTCCTCCGTAGAAAGTACACCATACTATTTTTATGTTATAGTAGAGAATAGTAAATTTGGAATAGACGGTACTCAACAACCAACAATAACACTATATAGGGGTGTTACCTATAGATTCGATCAATCTAGTAGTACGAATGGATCTCACCCTTTTAGAATATCAACCACGGCCGAGGGTGGAGATGCACCGGGAACATCATATAACGGTTCAAACGGATCCTCGGGGTCGTATCGACAATACATCGTACCTTTAGATGCACCCGATACCATGTATTATAATTGTTCGGCTCACTCGGGTATGGGTGGTACTTTAAAAATTCTATCGGGAATTGTTACTACGAGCGGCGTAGCATCCTCAAACGTATTTGTCAACAACCATATGGGTATTGGAACAAATTCACCAAAGGCACAACTACATGTAAGAAGAGAAGGATCATCTGGAGAATCTAATGTATACATACAATCATATAGTGATGCTACAGGTGATCAAGCAGCTTTATTTTTAGGTACACCACATGCTAATAGTACAACTGCCCAACCCAAGTGTGCTATAATAGCAGACACAGTTGGTTGGAGTCGCGCAAATTTACACTTTTGTCTTGAAGGAACGGCAAATAATGGTAGTGCTTATAGGGCGAGTACGTCTAACTCGAGAATGATGATAGATGGTATAAGTGGTAATGTTGGTATTGGTACAACTAGTCCAACGCAAGCAAAACTTGTCGTGATCGGCCATGGTGGTAGTACAATAAGTATAGGCACATATGGTTTGTTAAACAGTTCAGGTAGTACTGATCAAGCTTCTGATAGTAACTATTATTCTATATACGCGGATAACAGAATTGCTGCTACGGAGTTTAATGCCTTTTCTGATAGTCGAATAAAAAAGAATGTGGTCGATATAAACGATAGTTCTGCACTCGACAAAATCCGTCTTCTCGAACCCAAAATATACAATTATATTGATGAAAAACAAAAGGGGACAAGTAACGTATATGGTTTCATCGCCCAAGAAGTCGCAAACGTTTTACCGTATGCGGTTACGGTAAGCGAAGGTGATATTCCAAATATACTTACGAACTCAAACGTAAGTGTTACGAGTGATAGTAATGTACTCGAACTTCGTTTAGATACGACGGTTGAAGGTTTAACTTTATCGAATACGTCAAATATAAATATCACGACTGATAATGATCAATACCTCACCGTACCTGTACTCTCATTTTCGGGAAGTAATGTTATAACAATACAAAATAGTGATAAGTTTACTAACGTTACTGGTGCGTATATACATGGTGAACATATTCAGGATTTTAACAATTTAAATAAAGATGCTATATGGGCGGTTTCCACTGCGGCTTTACAAGAGGTCGATCGACAATTACAAGCTGAAAAAGCAAAGGTAGCGGATCTATTAGCGCGCGTTACCGCACTCGAAAACAACTAATTTTTTTACCATTCTGGAAAATGTCAGAATGGTAGAAAGTTTTGTTTACTTACTTTCGTGATGGGATCGTGTCCATGATTGCTAAGGCGATAACACCCGCAATAAAGAACAAAACAACATAATTACACTCCGTATCTTCTCCTCTACCAGTAGAATTTTTCCGTTTCTCCTGGACTGGGACTGATACTTCTCGTGAAGGTCTCGGTCTTTCAATAGGATCTTCGTCTAATGGACAATAACCTATCATATACTATATTTTACAAATTAATTTCGACCGATTTTTTCTTTCGACCACGTTTAGTCTTGGTCTGGGTAACTTTAACTTCACGCAATTCCCCGTCACCTCCTTCAACGTCACCTGGTGTTGGTGCCTCAGCAATATCCGAAATATCGTCGTCTTCATCATCGTCTACGATAATTTGTTCCTGTGGTTTAATATTCGTCGTGTTCATGGGTGGTGTTGGTGGCATCATAATGTTACCCATGAGACTGGAAATATCAAACCCTGGACCTTGCATTTCGTGTTTACCATCACTTGAAGGTTCGGAACCTTGTTGTGATTTTGGTACTGTATTTTGTACCGCGGACATCATATTTTGAACCAACCCTGGATTCTGTTTAATCACATCATTCATGTTTGGCATGACCGATTTGAACATACTATTCGTCAAATGGAACATCATCGCTGACCCACCCAGCATCATAATAAGTTTGATTTCTGGGGCGACGTGCATTTTAGTTCTATACTTGACGTATAACTCCTCAAAAACTTCGTCATAATCGTCAACATTTTCCATAACGTTTTCAGACCACCCTTCAAGTTGGATCTCGAATGGGTTATACTTCTTATTCATAAACTCAAGGCCTGTCGTACACGCGATAAGCATACGTCTCGCAAATTTAACCGATTTGTCTACATCTATACTATATGTTATTCGCTTTACTTCGTTTCTAAGTTCGTCTATAGGGGAATAGGCATTCAAGCGCTTGTTCACAGTAAACCCCTTTTTTTCCAATCGCCCAAGTTTATTAACAAGATCCGCTTTCTCTTCATCAATTGTCTTAAAGCCAGGTGATGGTTTTTCTTCCTCTTCTTCCATCATATATCCACCACCTCCACCATACTCCATTTCGGGTTCGTCGTCGTATTCGTGATAATCAAGAGGTGCCTCTGGTGGAGGTACAGATGGTTGTGCTTGTTTATTTGGGTTCGCAAACGAATCAATATCTTCCTGGAAAATTTGTGGTTGTGGTGCTGTAAATTGTGTTTTCATTTGTGAAATTTGTTTTTTTACAGGCTGACGTCGAGGAATATCAATTTCAATTTCGTTCATCAGGGCCTGTTCACTATCATCAAGTTTCATGACATTCGTATTTTTACGATCAAGAATAATTTCACCGTCCATTACTATTACTCTTTATATTGAAACTATTCTATTCTCTTTAACGCACTTTATAAAAAATGTTGTTTCAATATAAATGAAACTTAACGCCACCAACAGAAACACGATCAAAGCTATCGTCATCATCATCGCAGTATTGTGTGTTCTCGCAATGTTACGTACCAGCGGATACCAGGGTAAAGAGGTCGAAATCGAAACCGTCAATACGGGTTCGCTCTTCGATATCCCATCGACCGAAGAATGTTTGGGTAATGCCTACTACTCCGACAGTAAAGGTGGTGTGTGTGACGGACAAAAACTTGTTCGGGAACAAGCGAGCTATAAGATGAAGTAAAATCTCCAGTATATATAAATGGCTTTAGTGACGAGTCAATCCACTTTACCCGATTTCGAATACGAGTATCATACGATTACCGTTGACACTATAGGTCAAGTAAGTAAAAATACATTTACTGTACATCTTCAGGAAACACTTGAAAATATCGTTCAGGTAAGACTTAACGCTGCACAAATTACAACAACGGGTTCAAATGTATGTTACATATCTATAAACGAACTCAATACAAATTATACACAACGAACATCAAATATTTATGGGTACGAAGGTCAACCATCTTTATCAAAAGTAAATAATTCGTTTGGGAGTTTGATTAGTGGAAATGGTGCAGCTTCGGAGATCATTTTCAAAGACAATTACCCAGTCGTACAACAATATTCGACACCTATACGAAAAATAGATAGATTAACAATTAGTTTATTAAATCAAGACGGTATTACTATATCGGGTACCGACGATAACTTTTTTATTTTTAGATTTATATGTAAACAAAAAAATTTACCATTCCAGGGGGGTAGTAAATAACGCATATTTTTAACCTTTTCTTATTATAAATGTCATCTGGTATTGTTCAACTTATAGCAATTGGTGCTCAAGACGAATACATTATGGGCGAACCAGAAATATCTTTTTTTACGTCAACGTTTAAACGACATTCTAACTTTTCACAATCCGTTGAAAAACAAACTATTCAGGGAGGTGTGAAAGCGAATTCTATGTCATCTATTCGTTTTGATCGAACAGGTGATATGTTAGGGTATACATACCTAACAATTGATAATAATACACAGGCACTCGATATTCAAAGGTGGGACACGCTTATAGACAAAGTTGAGCTTCTCATTGGTGGTCAGGTTATTGATACACAAGATGCCATTTTCACCGAAAAAATAGCAATCGATACGTTTGCAACAAACGTTTCAAAAAGTGCAAATGGTACACACCCAGGTATAAGTGCACGTTCCTATTTCTATCCATTTAGATTCTTCTTTTGTGAGGGTGCACAGTGTGCTTTACCCATAGTCGCTTTACATTACCATAACGTCGAATTACGTATACATTGGGGACCAAATGCGGGTAACTATAATTTCGAGTGTTATTCAAACTATTATTACCTCGATAACGAAGAACGTGGTAACCTTGTTTCGCGTAACCATAATTTAATTATTACACAAGTTCAAAAAAGTATTCCATCAAATGAACTTTCTCAAGAATTGACGTTTAATCATCCAGTCAAGTATCTCGCATCCTCAGATACAACCACCGAAGGAGCATTAACATCAACCACTAATAAAATTAAAATTGAAATAAACGGTTTAGATATAGGTAATTTCAAGTGGGCGAAACCACACTTCATAGACGTTATGAACTATTACCACACAAACTTTGTTACGTCACCCGATTTTTTCTTATATTGTTTTTGCTTATCGACGAGTTCGCTCCAGCCGACAGGAACACTCAATTTTAGTCGATTAGATTCTGCAAAGATAGTCAGTCAAACCATGATAATTAGTGATCCTATATACGCAGTCAACTACAATATACTTCGTATTGAAAATGGTATGGCTGGTCTTATTTACGCAAATTAAAATACATACTTATATTAAATGGTTAAAAACATACCGACCATCGAGCGATCTACCAAAATCCGGTTTGGTAAATACGCTACGGATGACCAGGCTGAAAACACGATCGTGTTCAATGCTTCTAATACTGCTATAGATGCAAGTACCGCGGGAACAATGTACATGTCACCTTTACGTATAGCTGAATTAGCGGGCGCTACTTTCATTGGATACAGCTCATCAACAAAAGAAGTTGTTGATACGGGTGTAGCAACATCCCTTTTAGGGGGTGTTACTTTAGATAGTGCGGCTCTCCAAGGTAATGTTGTTTCAAATTCTATACCACATTTTGCTAATGTGACAACCGCGTTTACAACCGGTCATGGTTCAAACGTTGGTATTTCGAATACTGCACCTACACACATGTTATCAGTCGGTGATAAGATTTTCATGTCCAATACAGGTGGAGAAGCCATAAAAGTTGAAGGTAATATACGCGCCCAACGATTTTTTGGTGGTACGGCTGTTACAATTAGTGATAGTGCAACGAACAAAATTCAGGTTTCGGGTAAAATAAAAACGTCGTCAATTGAGACCACTGATCATATAGCAGTAAGTAATAACCAAAACATAACGAAACTCGTATCTGTGGGATCACATACATTCATTAACACACCATCAGTGTCTGAAAGTGCTATAACAACGTCTGGTAACGTAACCGCCGCATTTTATAAGGGGGATGCAGGGTTATTGTCAAATGTAATCCATACTGGAACACTCCCAATATCAAAAGGTGGGACGGGTCAAACAACTGCTGTAGCGGCAGCTTCTGCACTTGGTCTCGGGACTGAGGATTCTCCATCATTTATTACCGTGAATGCAAATGTTATCGGTAATAATGTAGATGTGATTACTTTGAATGGTAACGTCGTTGGTAATAATGTAGACGTGATTACACTTTATGGCAATGTCATTGCAGATAATGTATACGTAACAAATAATATAGAAACAACGTCCGGGTTCTTTAAAGGTAACGGTGGTATTCTCTCGAACGTCACTCTTCAACAAGTTACGGATGCGGGTAATACGACATCAAATACGGTTCAGTTTACGAACGCACACACGGCGTTTACGACCGATCTTACGTCTAATGTAGGTGTTAAACTCAACCAATTAGCAAATGTAACACTGGAAACCGATATAACTTTAGCAAATGAACAAATACTCGTTTACGATGGATCAAACTGGACGAACCAAAATTTAAATCATACATTTTTACGTGTTAAAGCTGAAGAAGTTATTCAAAAAGGTAACGTCGTATATGTAACTTCTTCAACGGGTAATGACACGTTAAATATTAGAAAAGCAAGTGCTACTAATAGTTCAACCATGCCTGCTATAGGCGTAGCTTATCAAGACTTAGCCGATGAGGGTGAAGGTTTAATTGTTTCATTTGGGCGTGCAGATAGTATGGTACTCGACGGGTTTGATGAAGGTGAAACTGTATATGTAAGTAATATTGGTTTTGGTTTGGTTTCAAATGTTAAACCACTTGCATCAACCGATCTCATACAAAATGTTGGTATAGTTATTAAGCCACATAAATCTTCCGGTGTTATTTCCGTCACGGGTGTTGGTCGTTCGAACGATATTCCAAATGCACAAGTTGTCACTGATCAACCCTCTTACGTTTACGTGAACAGTTCGGGTAATGAACTCAAAAAGATAGACCCTACAATTCTAAATG